ATCTCCACCATGAAAGTGTTGGTGGTCTTGTCCCGCACCACCACGCTCAACCCGTTGAGCAGCGCAGCGTCCGCGCCGCCGATGCCGGCCAGCGCCACCACGTCGCCGTTGGCGAGGCCGTGCGCGGTCGCGGTGATGATGGTCGGGTAGCCCACAGCAATGGCCGTGATGGTCTTGGCAGCTCCGGAGCCGTTGCCCACTTGCAGAGTCGAGCCCTGCGCGGAAATTGCGGTTGAAGTCATGTCGACTCTCCAATGAAAAAGCCGCCGAGCGAAATGCCGGGCGGCTTGGTTGCGGAAACGAAACGGGCCTCTCAGCGGCGGCCCGCGGGGTGAGTTCTGGCGCTATTCGCGCGGGAGGTCTTGAACCTGCAGCTTCATGCCGCGCTGAATGATGCGGTGCACTTTCTCAATGTCTGGCGTGCATCCGGTGATGAATGCGAATGCTGTGAGCGCATGCAGATATGGGAACACCCACCAGGCAAAAGACACCTTGACGGTGATGGAGCACTTCGCGGCGGCCATTAGTTCGTCGACCAGCAACTGAAATCCTTGGTGATGCGGAACGCCCGCACCACGTCTTCATAGACGTCTGCACTGCTGAGCGGCACATTCTTGGTGGCCCAGTCCGCCATGGCCGCTTCGAGCGCGGTTTCGATGGCCGCAGCTTCGCTGATCTGGCGGCTGTAGATATCGATCTGCACGCGCGTGTTCTGCAGGTTGCTCGCGCCCTGCAGGTTGACGTTGGGCGTGCTGCTGATGCGCGTGAAGACAATGTACGGGTAGACCGGAGGCTGGGTGCTGTTGACGCCGTACTGTGCGCCCCCGGCCGCGAGAGGGTTGAGCACCGCGCGCAGGTCTTCGATGAGGGTGGTCATGTCACACCGGAAGCGCACGCACCGGAAGCACCGCCGGCACCGTCAGGATGTCGCCGTTCGCTGCGGTTGCCGTGCACAGCAATCCGTAATCGTTGGGCGCCAGGCCGCCCATGATGCGCTGGAAGACCTGCGCCGGGTTCGTGCCGACGCTGGCCACGCCCGAGAGCATTGCAGCGGGGGATGCGTCGGCCACGACCTGCGAATGCAGGTTGATGCTGACCACTGGCCCCGTCACCGAAGCGGTCTCGGACGAAAAATCGAACATCACCGTGACCGCCTCGCCGGGGCTCTTGACTGGCAGTGTCGTGCTCATTTCCATGCCTTCCAAACGCGACCCGAGAGGGCGGCCTTCCACGCTCGACCTGAGAGGGCGGCCTTCCAAACGCGACCTGATAGCGAGGCCAGATAGCCAGGGGTGGCCACCAGCGCCGCCGCACCGCCGCCGACAATGGTCAACAGCGCCGAAATGCCCACGCCAGCCACGCGCACCAGGCGCACCAGTTTTGTCGACGAGGCGCCAGCTACCGTGCTCGCAGCCCGCACCGCCACCACCGACCGCTGCACCATGGTCGTCGCGCCCACGCTGGCGGAAAGCGTGAGCAGCCTGGCCTTCAGTGCGGACGTCGTTGCGGAAACCGTGACACCTGCTGCGCGGGTTATCTTCACCACGCGCGACACCGCAACCGTAGAGGCCACGCCAGCCACCCGGATCGTCGCCACAGCACGCGCAACGGATGCACCCGCTATGGTGGTGGCCGCACGCATGATCGCTGCGCTACGGGCCACGGTGGCGCTGTTGGTGACGCTGGCGGCCAGGGTCAGCAGCTTGGCCTTGATCGTCGCCAGCGTTGCGCCCGCTACGCTGCCGGCGGCGCGAATGACTCCGACCGCCGCCGCCTTCGACGCACCGACTGCGCTGGATGCCTGCTTGCTCGACGCCGCAGCCTTGGCAACGTTCGCAGAGGCCGACGAGCCAGCGCTTCGGATCGCCCGGACGAACGCAGCGCGGATGCCGGCTGTTGTTGTGGCTGCGCTCAGCGTGATGGGGTAGACGCCGCTCGCCGTGCTCCACGTCGCAGTCGCCACAGCCGAGGTGTTCGTCCCATCGTCCCAGACGATGCTGACCTTGTAACTCGTGCTCGCAGCCTCTCCGCTGCTCAGCGTGGCCGAGGTCCACGTCCCACTGCCGGATGTGGGCGCGCTGGCCTCGCTCCCACTCTCGATGACCGTGCCCGTCCACCCACCGCCGCGCGTCCACGTCGGATCAGCGTCTGCTGCGGGCGTGACTGCCCAATACCATGTGGCCATGGCTGCTTAGAAGCTGTAGCTGACCTGCGGATACCCGCCGGTGCTGGTGATGCCGGTCATCCCGGCGGCGGTCAGGGTGGGGTACGGGTTGCTGCTTGCGGCGCCAGCCCAAATCATGGGGTCTACGTAGACCGAATAGGGGTCGGAGTGCAGCCTCTCGATCTCCGCAGGCGACAGTGCCCTGCCGTGCAGTAGCGCAAAGGTGTTTCGCTGACCGCCCGTGGTCAGGTTTTCATACCCATAGGCGAAGTTGTAAGTCGGCGCACTCGCAGCCGCCGACCCTCGCAGAACGCCATCACGGTAGAGATTCAACGTGGACCCATCGAACGTGATGGACGCGACGTGGCGCAAGTCGTCCTTCTGCGAAACTCCCCACTCGATAGAGGTTGTCCCAGACGCGACAAACAGCGTTCCCGTTGAGTACCGCTGCCCGATCTGAAACCCAATCCCAGAAGCAGATTGAGTCCACCCGGAGTGATACCCCGTAGCCACAGAGTCCGTGGTTAGGAACTGGTAGTCAACAGTGAAGGTAAATATGGCTGGACGCGGGGCGACAAGATCAGTGCTGGAAAGCGCAGCAGACCCCCAGCCCAATGACCCATAGGCGACGAGCCCCGCCTTTACGTAATCCCGCGATGGGATCCCACCCCGGTCATATGGGGCGCTGAGGCCGTAGTTGCGCGCAAACACCCGTCTCGCGGCATCGAACTTGGTCGCCCCGTTGTATGCGATGAGAAGTCCTCGGGCCAAGTCGCCGCCCAGCGTCTGTACCTGCTGTGGCTGACGCCCCTGCCCTGCATCAGGCCGGATGTACTGGCTGAGATCAACAGCCACAGGCTACCCCGGCGACCAGCACTGCGCCCGAAGTACAGCACCCGCCGCCAAGCTCTGCCCAGTCGCGTTGTTGAACAGGTAGAAGTCCACCTTGTTGCCGAGCGCGACTGCGGACAGGCGCATGCGCCACTGGGTCAATGCGTTGCCAGTAGCGGGTGACGGGTCGAAGCTGCCCACGAACCTTCCAAGCATGGACGCGGTAGGGGCCGGGCCTGCGGTCGTGCCGTCGAGCGACCAGTCAACCGCCATGAGTTGCAGCACACCGGCCACAGGTGCGGTAGCGAACGCGGTGGGATTCAGATCGAAATCGACTAGCAGCGCCTTGTTGGTGCTGTTGTCGATGGTGAGCTTGTCCGCAGCAACTGCGTAGGCGCCGCTCGCAATGGCGTTGGCCGTGGTCACGCTGACCACGCTGCCGATGTTGTTTCTCAGGATGGTCGCCATGTCAGATTGCCTCGTTCAGTGCGGCGGAAACCTCGTCGGTACTCACAGGGTCATCAACCACACACAGCGCGTTCAGCGCCGCCACATGCACGGCGTCAAGCGTCACCCCAGCCGCGATCTGTTGCCCGGAGAGTTGCGCCAGCGTGCCCTGCACCAACGGAGAGTCGAGACGCAGCCGGCCCTGGTCGAGAAGAGGCACCACGTAGCGGTAACTCGCCGTGTTGTGGATCAGGTCGATCAGTGCGTTGCCAACGGTCAGGCCAAGCACATCGAGCAACGTGCCGTTCCCCACATCGACAGGCACTTGTTTTGTCCGACCAACGCTGAGTGCGTCTGCCAAGCCGGCATCGTTGCGTGCGGCAGCGAGAGCTTGCAGTGCAGGGTCTGTCACGATGGCATCACGGATTTGCTGTGGGGTCATGGTCGAATCTCCTGAATAACAACGGTCTGCCCCGGCTTCACCAGCTCAATGGTGGTTTGTCCTTGCCTGCGGAGGACCACGATGAACCCGGTCGCAGACTCGTGGTCAACGTCGAGGGTGTCCACGACGGCTTCCTCGCCGTCCTCGCAGCGAACAGCGACGGTGACGGTGATCTTCACGCCGGCAGTTCCTTGCGCATGCGCTCTATGGTCGCCCTCATCTTGTCGATCTTGGATCGCAGGGTGCGTGGGTCTTCGAGCATCTCGGCCAGGCGCTGCTCGAGCACGGCCACAGCACGGAGAATGGCAGACTCTTCGCGGTCAGTCATACCGTCACGTAGCTCTGCTGCACGGTCAGGCGACTCGCCGGCACGCGGAACCTTGCCCGGCCGGCGGCGGCCAGAGCGCCCTCGGCAATCTCGACGCACTCGTACCTTGCATCGGACTGGTCCACGCCGAGCTTGCTGGTGATGATGCGCACCAGTGCCCAGTAGTCGTAGCCGTTGCCCACCCGCGAGCGTGCCCATTCGATGCCGGACGGCGGATCGGGCACGGGCACGGCGACAAACTCGGCCTTGGAGTACCGCCGCAGAAACGTGGCCTGGTCTTCCTCGACCACCCCATGAAAAGCGCGCGCGTTGATGACCGTGCCGTCGGGCGTGACCACGCCGACGTGCGTCCACTGCGCCCACCACTGTGCCGCGCGCAGCAGCAACCCGCCCACGGACAGGCTGCGCACGTAGACCAGCGTGATCGACGCGCTCATGATGTCAAGAAAACTGCTTCTTGATCGTGAGCTGCAAGCTGTCGCCGCTGGCCAGGTTCACCACCGCGAATGTGGCGCTGATGTCCATGTTTCCGGCGGCGGCAGCGTCGAAGGTGCCAGCCTCATCGACCGCGCGCGCAGCCGTGGCGGTGATGGTGCCCACGGTCTGGTAGGTGTCGTTGGCCACCGTGGTGGTGACGGTGCCCGATGCGCCGGCCACGCGCGACTCGACGGCGGTGGACAGCGCCGTATCGCCCACCGCGGCAGTGCGCGCGGCACCGGTGGCGCCCACGCCGATGCCGATGTAGTTGGGCTCGGCCTGGGCCGGCGTGGCGCCGATGTGGCGCTTGGCGGCGATGGCTTTGCCGCTGCTGGTGACGCATGTATTAGTGCCGAAAGCCATTACGTAATGCTCCTATGAAAGACCTAACAAGTGAGGCAGCGCCTCTATCGGGGGATGCCGGTCGAATTGGCGTTGACTACGCACTTTCGAGATCCTCCGACCCTGAAGTGATGCGACCCGCACGGCGACCGCGCAGGAGTTGAGTAAGGCGCCATGCGAGGCGGCGCAGCGGGTTGCGGTGCCAGTAGGCGACGGTCCCCATCTCCTCGACGCGACCGTCGGCGCGGATGACGCGGGCTTGAACGGTCACAGATTCGGTGGGGAGGCGGGTGGCGAACATGAATCAACCCTGGTTGAGGCCTTCGCTGCACATGAGGGCAAGGCGGCGGTGCTGGGTGTCAACGTCGATCACGCTTTGAATGTCGAAAACGCGGCCCTGATAGATCACTCGCATGGCCGGTAAGACGCCGGATCGATAGCGGATGACCACCTGGTGCGTCACCTCGGACTGTTGGGCCTGAGCTGCAATCAGCTCACGCCCGCTGGACGGCTGGATGTCGGCCCAGCATTCAAGAAAACTGGACCAGCTCACGGCTTGCTGGCCGAAGGTGTCGACGCTGACTGTTCGCTGCTGCACTGTCACCCGGCGGCGTAGATCGCCACTGCGAAGACCGTTTTGGCTCACAGCAGTGGCACCCGGTACGGATCGAGCAGGCCATCAACGAATGGCAATGGATCGACCTTTCCGCGCCCGAGGATGGCGACCTCTTCGCGGTTCTCGTAGAGGGTCGAGATGCGCATCAGCATCCAATGCCGGATGCCTTCAGGCACCGATGCGGCCGTAGTCCCGTAGCCTGCCGTGTAGTTGATCTGCACAGCACCAATCTGCGGCAGTGGGATGGGCCATACCCGGCCGAAGCCTGGCGTCATGCGCGGCACGGCTCCCTCCAGGTCAATGGCATAGTCAGGAGCGCCGGGGGAGAGCACGGTGACGGTGCTCTGATCCATCGCCGTGTAGATGATGGAATCAACGGAGATCAGCGGTCCCTTCTCAAAGAGCACAGCATTCCTGGGGTGACTGAACGTGACGCCCCACTCGGTTCCGGTGAGGCCGTAGCCGGGGAAGCTGTCGAGAAGCAGTTTCCAGCCCTGGCTGATGAAGCTGCGCCCGGTGTACGCCTCGGCGTAGCGCCGAGCCGCGCCGATGAGCAACGAGATAAGCGTGTCGTCCGCCGTCAGGTCCGCATCGACACGCAAGAAGTTCTTGGCGTCGACAAGTGTCACCGGTTCGATGCCCGGTGCGGACGTCTGGACAAGCGACATGGAGCGCTCCAAATGGGAGCGCCCCGGCGATTTCTCGCGCGGGGCGCTGGGGGGACCGACCTACGGTCAGACGACCTGGACGGTGGCGGCCTGATTGCTCACCGGCGAAATGCGCGGATAGCAACCAAACAGCGCGGCGCTGACGAGCGAGGCCGCGGTGCCGACCGTGAGCGAAAGCCGCACGTAGCGGAATCCACCCTCCACATCGAGCTGCGATGTGCGCAGGTTGATGATCGCCTGCTTGGCATCTCCCGTGGCCTTGACGATCTGGGTGATCGCCGCGCCGGTGATGTCCTTCGCTCCCGTGCCGCTTGAGTCGCTGGCTTGTTGCAGCTTGGCGTCGACCGTGGCCGACGCGCCGAGCACACCGGTCTGGATGAGCGCCATCAGGGAGAAAAATTGTCCGGCGTCGACCCAGCCGGTTGCCACGGTGGCGGCACCTTGGGAGACCGGATCGATGGTGCCGAGCACCGCCAGCGACTCGCTTGGCTTTTGGTTCA